AGCAGTATCATTAACTAAGATATTATCTAAACTTGTAGACTGTAAGTATAGAGTTGGCCTTACAGGCACTTTAGATGATAGTAAAACACATAAGTTAGTTTTAGAAGGATTATTTGGTGCTGTAAATAGAGTTGTATCTACTTCAGAGTTGCAACAAAAGAAACAGTTAGCTGCTTTAAAAATATATTGCCTTGTTTTGCAACATGATAAGTATTCTAGAGACTTTTTAAAAGAAAAAAGTTATCAGGAAGAAATGGATTTTCTTGTATCTTGTGAGGCTCGAAATAAATTTATAACCAATCTGTGTTCCGATTTACAAGGTAATTCTTTATGTTTATTTCAATATGTAGAAAAACATGGTATGTTATTAAAAAAAATGATTGAAGATAAGGCAAAAAATAAACAAGTCTTTTTTGTATATGGTGGTGTAGAAGCTGAAGAAAGAGAAAAGATTAGAGAAATAACAGAGAAGTCTGATAATGCAATTATTATTGCCTCATATGGTACTTTTAGTACAGGTATTAATATTCGCAATTTACACAATATAGTCTTTAGTAGTCCTAGTAAAAGTAAAATAAGAAACTTACAATCAATAGGAAGAGGATTAAGATTAAAAGATAATAACTCTAATGCAACATTGTATGACCTAGCTGATGACCTGTCTTATAATGAAAAAGAGAACTATACTATGGCCCACTTCAGAGAAAGGATTAACATTTACAATGAAGAAGGATTTGACTACGAAATACATGAAGTAGAGCTTAAAGCATAACTAAATAGTATTATAAGGTGAAATATGGAAGTTAAAACAGAAGAAAAAAAAGTAAAGGTAACTAAATCATTTGGTGTTAGAATCATCAAACTTATTAATGGTGATGATATTATTTGTGTTGTTCCTGCTGATAACAGACAGACGCCAGACGCTTCGCCTGTTTTGAGAGTGATAAAACCTTTGTTGTTAAAATATGTACCTTCTATGGAAGAAGATGGTTTTAGAGATTATATCGCTTTAGTTAAATGGACATCTTATTCTAATGATGAACTTATAAATGTTCCAAAAGATAAGATTATGACAATAACAAGTGCAAATGAAGATATAAAAGAAAGTTATAAAAATGTTTCTAAAGCATATACAGGTGTTGAAACTGATACTTTAGACCAATCTGTTTATACTAAAGAAAAGATGTCCGATGAATTGTCTAACAAAATAAATAAAATCTTTGACACCTTGGATGATGATACAACCAAACATTAATCCTTACCTCCAAGCCTTCTCTGCACACGCAACACGCTAATTTTAACACAGATTTTTTAATCTGTCAATGGTAGGATGAAAAAGAAAAATACACAAAAAGAATAATATTTAATACAAAAAAATCAAATGACCATTGACATAAAGTATAATATGGAGTATAATGAATCACATGAAATCAGAAAAGAAAAAAGAACATTATGTAAACAATAAAGAGTTTTTGGCCGCAATGGTTGAATACAGAAAATTATGTAATGAAGCAGAAGAATCAGGTGAAGCAAAACCACCAGTAACTAATTATATTGGTGAATGTTTTTTAAAGATAGCCAATCATCTATCGTATAGACCTAACTTTATAAACTATACATTTAGAGATGATATGATATCTGATGGTATTGAAAATTGCCTACAATATCTTGATAATTTTAATCCAGATAAATCAAACAATCCATTTGCATATTTCACACAAATAATATACTATGCATTTGTAAGAAGAATACAAAAAGAAAAGAAACAATCAGAGATTAAAAGTAGATTGATATTTGAAGGAAACTATGATGAATTTTCACTAAATGATGGTGAAGACAGAGAATTTAGAAATCAGTTTTCAGACTTTCTACAAAAGAATACTATACTTGACACACCTAAAACTAAAGTAAAAAAGAAAAAGGAAGTTAAGAAAGGAAGACTTGAATACTTTTATTAGATTATGAAAATTGCCCTATTGAACGATACTCATTTCGGAGTAAGAAATGATTCACCTGCCTTTATGGAATATCAAAACAGATTCTATGATGAACTGTTTTTTCCATATCTAAAAGAAAATAACATCAAATCTCTAGTACATCTTGGTGATGTTGTAGATAGAAGAAAGTTTATTAACTTCAGCACAGCACACAACTTCCAACAAAAATTTTGGCGAAGATTATGGGACATGAAGATAGATACTCATATAATCTTAGGCAACCATGATACTTATTATAAGAATACTAATGAAGTTAATGCAATGCAACAACTTATTACTACATTTGATGGCAAGGCAGAGCCGTGGATTTATACATCACCGAAAGAAGTTACATTTGATGGATTAAAAATATTATTAGTACCTTGGATATGTGATGATAATTATGAAGAAAGTGTAAACATGATACAAAACTCTACAACTCAAATATGCATGGGACATTTAGAAGTAAAAGGATTTGAAATGCATAAAGGATTTTTTAATGACCATGGTTTAGAAAAGAACTTATTTAAAAGATTTGAAAAGGTGATATCTGGACACTTTCATAAGAAATCAGATGATGGCCAGATATATTATTGTGGTACACAGTATGAAATGACTTGGAACGATTATAAGTGTCCAAAAGGATTTCATATATTTGATACTCAAACAAGAGAATTGACTAGAGTACCTAATCCATTAAGAATGTTTAGAAAGATTTATTATGATGATAAACAAAAAGATTATTCAAAAGAAGATGTATCAAAGTATGATAATACACATATTAAGATATTTGTAACTAATAAATCAGATAATAATATGTTTGAATCATTTGTTAATAAATTACATACAGAGATAAATTCTCACGAACTTACCATTATTGATGAAGATACATCAGATATTACAGCTTCAGTTAGAGAAGATATATTAGACCAAGGAGAAGACACATTGACATTCTTAGGTAATTATGTAGAACAGATAGATACTGATTTAGACAGAGGCAAACTTAAACAGTTTATTAATAATCTTTATAAAGAGGTTAATCAATGATAAAGTTTAAGGAAGTAAAATGGAAAAATTTTCTGTCAACAGGCCAAACACCAATAGAAATAGATTTAGACAAATCACCAACAACATTAATTATTGGTAAAAATGGTTCTGGTAAATCTACACTACTAGACGCTCTATGCTTTGCTCTATTTAACAGGCCATTTAGAATTATCAAGAAAGACCAAATAGTTAATTCTATAAATGATAGTGATTGTGAAGTTAAAGTATCATTTTCTGTTGGTACAAAAAACTATACAATTATTCGTGGTATCAAACCAAACAAGTTTGAAATCTATGATGGTGATACTATGATAAATCAGGATGCCTCTAATGTAGATTATCAAAAATATCTAGAACAAAATATAATGAAATTGAATTATCGTTCATTCATTCAAGTCGTATTATTGGGTTCCTCATCATATGAGCCGTTTATGAAGATGAAACCTAGATACAGGCGTGATGTTGTAGAAGAAATTCTTGATATTAAGGTTTTTACACAGATGGACTTGATTTTACGTTCCCAACAGAGCGACTTGGCAAAAAAAGTCGTTGAGGTTAGACATTCCTGCGATTTAATTGAGAGTAGGTATGCACTACAGAACGAACACTACGAAAATCTCAGGAAACGCATTGGAGAGAAGGAGGGAAGGTCTCGTACAAAAATTGAACAAAATCAAGAGGCGGATAGACAATATAGACAAAAATTAAAAGAAATTGATGAAAAGATAGCAAAACATCAGGCAATTGTAGAACAAAAGCCAAAAGTTACAAAAAAAGTAAATGAACTAAGCAAACTTGAAGCTAAGATTGAAAACAATTTAAATAATCATAAAAAGACATTAAACTTTTTTAAAGAACATGATGATTGCCCTGTATGCACACAAAATATACCAACAGAATTAAAAGATAAAAAGATTACAGAAGAAAAACAAACGATAGATAAATTAGAAAAAGGCCTGCAAGAGTTAACAGGAGAAATAGTAAAAGTAGAATCTAAAGTTACGGAAATGGATGCTGTATCTAAAAAAATACAAGACCTAAATGTAGAGGTTGCAAAAATCAATACTTCATTATCTGAATTAAAAAAACATAGTGATAGTATAAGTGAAGACATTGAAACCTTAGATGAAGGCCAATCATCAGAACAATTAGAAAAAGAACTAGAACAATTAAAAGAAGACCTTAAAAAGGCAAAATCTGAATTAAATAATGTAACAGAAGAAAAAGATTATGTAGATGTGGTCAGAGAGATATTATCAGATAAAGGTGCTCGTGCAAATATTATCAAGAAATATTTACCTATAATGAATAATCTAATAAACAAGTATCTACAAGATATGGATTTCTTTGTATCATTTCACTTAGATGAAGAATTCAATGAAACAGTTAAAAGTAGAAACAGAGATAAATTTAATTATAACAATTTTAGTGAAGGTGAAAAAATGCGAATTGATTTGGCATTACTGTTTACCTGGCGTTCTATTGCGAAACTTAAAAACAGCACAAACACAAATCTTTTAATTTTAGATGAGATATTTGATAGTAGTCTAGATGGACAAGGAACAGAAGACTTTTTCAAAATACTAGGAACTATGTCAAAAGAAAATGTCTTTATCATATCACACAAAGGAGATATATTGTTTGATAAATTCACCAACATTATCTCTTTTGAGAAGGAACAAAACTTTACGAGGTTACAAAATGTCTAATAATTTAGTATTAATACCACCATCTGACCCAAGAGTGCATTGTGCGATTGCACCTTTCAAAGATGAAATGTTAGAAGAACACGGTTTTAAAGATAGAAAAGAACTATGCGATTCAATGAAAAAAACTATGCAAAAGTATGGTGGAATAGGTTTAACTTGTAATCAAGTAGGTTTGCCATATAATATGTTTGTAATTGGTGGACATCCACAAGTTGAATCAGGCTTGACAATGAACTGTTTTAACCCTATAATAGTATCTTCAGGTGAGGAAGAAATCAATATGACTGAAGGATGTTTAACATTTCCTTTTGTATTTCTAAATCTGAAAAGACCAAGAAAGATTGTCGTTAAGTACGAAGATGAAAACAAAGATTTACAAGAGGCTCATTTAGATGGTATGATGAGTAGGGTTTTTCAACACGAATATGACCATATATTAGGTAGAAACTTTACAGAAAGAGCAAGTGAACTAAAATTAGAAAGAGCATATAAGAAGGCCGAAAAACAAATGAACAAATACCAAAGGGCAGCTAAAAATCAATGATGGTTACACTTAATATAATTTTATTAATAATCATTGTATTTGTATTGATTATGCACTACAAACAAGATTGGTATGATTCATTTACAAAATGGTTACACATAAGAACAAAATATTTAAGGCCAGAAGTAAGCGTAGTAGAATTGATTATTTTAATTATGACAGCACTAATAGTGTTTAAACTTTATTTTTAATTATGGAAGCAGTTGATATACACCAAAAACAAGACTTAGATTTTGTTGAAAAAGAATGGAAAAAATGGCAAGATGAAAATGATGTCTCATTAATAGATGATGTTGATGAATCTTTCCTAAAAGAAACCATTGTCAAAGACCTATCATTTGTTTCTAAAATGACTGTTCAAGAATATACA